TACTCTTCAGCTTTAGTTATCTCTTCTTCAGGAATCTCACTGCCTGCTTCTAGCATAAACCATTTACGCCATGCTGGTACTAACTGTGATTCCATACGGCTTGCATAATCTTCTAGCGCATATTCAGCAGTAGAGTCAAATACAAACTCTCTTTTTTTTTGTCCCGGTGAGAAGTGGTCGAATGTCTGTGACTCAGGCAGAGCGTAACGATAAGCTTCTTTTAAATGGTGTTGCCATTGAGCTGACTTACGCTGCCTTGCTTTGTCAATACGTTTAACCATACTCTCATAGTTAAATAGTTTAGGCTGCATCATCTTTCTTTCTGCGTGTACGCTTGACAGGTTCATCTACCTTTTTACACTCGCATCTAATTACGACCTCTTGGATTTCTTGACCTGGTTTGATCTCAAATAGTTTGCCACAATCAAGACATTTAAGTCTTGTGTAGTTATAGTTAATCAGTGCCATATCAGCCTCCTAGCTTACTTACTACTTTACCTACTACACCTGCTTCATCGCCACCACCATATAAAAGACCTCTGCGGCCTTGTCGCCCTTTGAGCACACGCGCTTTACGCATCTTTTCTTCTTCGGCTATCTCTGCTTTTTGTTGTTTAATAAGTTTTGCTTGTTTTGCTTGAGCATCAGCTGCTGCCTTAAGAGCACCTTTTGTTTTTCCTGACTTAACCATACCGCCTGTTGCTATTTCTGTGAGGTCCCCCAAGAAACCACCACCACCACGATACACTTCCGGTATCATATCGCTATGAGTATACTTTAGACAATTCATCACTTCTCCTTGCTTAAAATTTAATCAAACCATTATACCATAAATTAATCATATGTTTTTAGGCTCGAATATCCATAAGTTATCAGCTACTTTCTTTGAGTTATGCCCGTAGAAGTTTTTAATACCAGTGTAAAATATAGGTTTACCTTGATCGATAGTGTAATGCTTGTATAGGTCCTTACCAAGTCTCACCATCTCTTTAAGTGTGCCGTGCTTGCCTGTATGCCATGCAAACGGTATTACTACAAATGTACCATGTATAGTTACACATAGGAAGCCATCTCCTGAAGGTATGAAGTAGTTAACATGCTCTGAGTTCTTGTATATCTCTATCTCATCATGTTCAGTGAAACCATCGACTAACAGCATATTGCCCATCATCTTTCCTAGTATGAATGGTAGAAAGTCATCGTCTCTTATTTGTGCGTTAATCATAAACATTCCATCCGTCATTCTTGTTATCTATTCTCTCGTGCTGTTGTAACGGTTTACGCCTTGTGAAAGATAGAGGGAATAGTTTAGCCACTAAGTAGCCTAGTGCATCAATACCTCTGTTGTCGTGTCCGTTCTTCTTATCAGGCATCTGTGTGTTCTCATCATATGCTTGCTGTTCAAACGCCTTTGTAGCTTCTGGACACTTGACTGTATTGATAAAACATCGTCTATGACCTTGAGCATTACAAAACATCGTATTGAGTCCGTTTACCCTGTCCATGATCGATGGGTTTTTGCTATCAGCCCTTACATTGAAGCCTGCTTGTCTTAGTAGTTTGATATCAGATACATTAGCTTGTACACTCTTACGTGCATCACCAGCTGCATCAGGGTACACATATACCTTACGGCCTGCATACTTATCTTCTAGTGTCGCTATAAGTTCAGGTGTATCAAATAGCCCTATATACTCATCGACAGCATAGACACAATTATCTTTAACAAGACAAGCCACTGCTGACATAGCGCCAACATTAAAGTCAATACCGATATGAATATCAGACCTTCCATCATCTTCTGTGCTTGTGTCATTAAGTGTCCTATCGTATTGTGTGTAGACTGTTCCTGACGTTAAGTTGGTAAACTCACCGTTAAGATAAGCTTCTATCAGTTCAGGTGGATATTGTGATCTCATAGTGTCAATGTAGTCTTGTGGTAAATGGTAGTTATCAGTAGTCTTGGCACGTAACAGTTTCTTGTTATCATCTGCCTCTTCTACGAATATACGGTACATGGCCCTATATCCTTCCGGTGTTGATACGATAACCATTTGTTTCTTATCGCCTACACGTAAACGACCTAACAGCTTGATATATGCATTATAAGCTAGTTCTGGTTTAGCTGTATCGAACTCATCCATGATACACCAAGCGGCATTGATACCGATTAGACGCTCATACCCTTCCATGCTCTTACAGATGATACGTGTCTCTACGCCTTTAATCATGCAATGGAACTCAAAGTCTGCTGATTTAAACTCATAGGGTATATCAAAGTATTCAAGTGCTGCTTTTATCTCAGGTACAAGGATTTGTTTAAGTAGTGGAAAGTTAGGTTCAGTAACGATACCATCGCAACCAGGGTTTTCCATAGCTAGCAGTATTGCTTTACGAGCTACTGCAAATGTCTTGCCTGCACCAAAGCCACTCACAAGTCCAAGTATCTTAGTAGTATTGTCTTTTACTAATGCATATTGGTGTGGTAGTAGCTTTAGTGATTTAGTCACCTACTATATCCTCTTCAATCTTTACTACAGTAGTTGTACTCTGTGCTTGTTGCTGTGTTACATCTATCTTGGGTGCGTGTCTGTCTGCTACCTTTAGGGTTACTGCTAGTTTATCGTTAGCTTCTGCAAGTGTTTTCATATCATTAGGCGTATCTATTGGGTCTGCCATTACCGCTAGCTTTCTTGCTAACTTAGTTGCATTGTCATTAATAAGCTGTAAGTGTCTTGTCTTTTCGGTAACTATAGTTTCCACAGCCTTTACTTCTTGGTAACTTTCCTGTGAAAGCTCCGTAGCTATGGCTATTTGCGTGGTAACTTTATCTTTATGCTTAGGCTCTTGACCCTTTGTTATCTTACCTACTGTTACATGGCTTGTATTATACTTCTTGGCTAACTCTCTCTGTGTATAATGCCCTGTATGATAGTCAGCTAGTATTAGCTCTTTATCTTCTGCTGTTAGTCTAGGCATTATGAATTCTTTTTATTTGAATACTTTTTATCCATAAGCCTATTTGAAACCTCTTGGCCTATATAATTTAATAGAAATGCAGGTATGCTATTATCTTCCATTAGTTCTATTAGCTCTTCTGCTGTTAGGTCTGAATATGTTTTACCGCTTCTTAACATTTCTTTTATCTTATCGCTCATTGTGAATCCTTTGCTAGTTCTTGTTTATTTTCGAATATCTTCTCATACTTCTGCATGTCATGTCTCAAACTTTTAATCTCTGCTTCTAGTAGTTCTATGTACTTAGACATTCTCATATCGCCCATATGAGCCATATCCCCACCAAATGTTAACCACCCATCTTCTTCAACTACTGCAATTGTATCTCGGTTATTTCCAGTAAGTTCCATAAATAGCTTTGACTGTTCCTCTACACTATTATGCTTGTTTAAATCATACCTCAACTCAGCACACTCTTGATCTTTCTTCTTTAATAGTGCTTCCAGTTTCTTTACTTGATCTTTTTCGTTTGCGTATGCTATCTCTACATCTGCGTGTCTGTCTAAGCGTTCATGCTCATTATATTTAAGTAGCTTTAGCTTTAGTTGGTCTTTGTCGGTTATCATTACTTTTCCTCAAACAATGCACAATAGAACTTGTCAGGCTGCTTAATTACTAAATCAGCTGCATAGTATTCATAATCTGTAGTACATGCTATTTCATTTTCTTCTTCAAACGCCCTCATTTTTAAAGCATCACAAATCATATCATCTTTTTTATTATCAAGATGTTTGCAGTTTATACACAGTCTATCCATTTTGAATCCTTTGTAATTGACTTAATAGAGTATATTAATACTAAGGTTAGGTATCACCCATTCTTGCACCAATCAACATATATACTCTATAAACCAATTCATAATTGTAGGAGCAGAAACAACATTGATAACCCTGCTTAATCTGCATTGGCAGGGCCGCGTAATGAGGAACACGGATAACTATTATATCATAAGTTGAAGCTGATACCAACATATAGGCCGATTGTTTCATCTTCTAAGTCTATTCCTACACCGCTATAGTTGTACGTGTCATAAGTACGTTCTTTGTATTGCACACCTGCTTCAACATTAGCACCATCTACTTCAAAGATACCACCAATTCTTACGCCTACATCAGTAAAGTCCTGGTCAAAGTCTACAAAGTCTTTTTCGCCACGTGCTACTGTTACTGCTGCCAATATGTTCTCATATATATAACCTGCTTCGATACCAAGCGATACGGCGTTACCTTCACCGGCTACGATCATGTCATCTTTATACTTATCAACACCAAGTACACCCATTAAACGGATATTGTCTAGCTGATATCCTGCTTTCAATGCAAGGCTTTTTGTCTTTGTTCCAACTGTTTCTGAAGCACCTAACGCACTTGCTGTTACATCTGTGTTACCATAACCAAACTCACCGCCAACTACTACGCCATCTGCCATAAGGCCAACTGCCATTAATATTGCTAATACTAACTTTTTCATCTTTTATCCTTTTAATATAAAATAAAACAAACCGCTCCAAAAAGC